TGCCTGCACCCCTGGTTCAAGGCGATCTCCAGCGAGTGCGACATCAAACTGTTGACGCCGCGAAATCTACGCGGCCGGCTGCAGTATTTCAGCCACGACACAGCCGAACTGGTTACTCCCGATATCCAGACCCAGACCGAGGTATTGTCGAAGCAGATCGAGGCCACGATCATCAATCCAAACGAAGCCAGGCGCGTTCTGAAGCGGCCGCCCAGGCCAGGCGGCGAGGAGTACGGAAATCCGAACACGTCCAGCCCGCACGACGATCGACCCGAGGACGATCCGCCCGAGGATGACGAGGCTGAATACGACGAACCCGACGAGGGCGATGAAGAGACGGACGAGGACGAGGAGGTCGAACAGCAGATCGCCAGGGCCGAATCGGCCTCAGCCGTCTACGATAGTCGAACCGCCGCAATCGAGAGTGTTGTGCGCGAGCAGATCACGCGGGCGAGCAACGCGATCACGAAATACGTGAAGCAACTATCCAAGAAACCTGAGAAGCTCGAAGCGTGGGCAACAGACCCGGCCAAATCAGCGGACAAATTCGACGAGATCTGCGAGACATCGTGCGAGTTGCTGGACGCTCACCTGGGCGTAGACCGCACCCTGGAGAATCTCAGGACCGAGTATCTGGCCGCATTGATCGATCAGTGTCGAGCACCGTTTGCCTACGACGCTGACAAGATTACCGCAATAGAATCCTTCCATGATCTGCACGTTCCCGACATGCTGAATGGATGGATGGATGGATATTTTCGCAACGGAGAACCGACATGATGATGGCGCAATGGCTCAGAAATAACGTGGACCCCAAGCTGATTGCGGCCGCACGAGAAATCGAGGGGGATTGGCCGATCGGCATCCGTTCCGAACAATCGGATGAGGGTCCAATCGAGGTTCTGATGCACGGCGTGATCGGTGACCCGTGGGACGAGCTAGATTCCTCGACGTTCGCCCAATTCCTGTCGCAGAATAATGATCGGGACATCCATCTTCGGGTCAATTCGCCCGGCGGAAGCGTCTTCGACGGAATCGCGATACATTCAGCACTCGACTCGCACAGCGGTCGCGTGACCGCCACCATCGAGGGAACGGCGGCATCCGCAGCGAGTTTCGTTGTCTTGCCGGCAGACGAAATCACGATCGTTCCGGCTGCCACCATGATGCTCCACCGCGCCCATGCGTTCGCAATTGGAAACGTAGCGGTCATGCTGGAAATGGCTGAGGTACTGGAAAAGATCGACGGTCAGATCGCCGGGTTGTACGCCGAGGCCACCGGCAAGAGTCGCGCCACAGCGATGGATTGGATGACCGGACCAGCCGATCGGGACGGCACCTGGTTCACCGCCGAAGAGGCACTCACCGCCGGCCTGGTGGATAGCATCCGTGGTGCAAAAGACGACGACGATAGCGATGATGATGACGACGAAGACATGGACACGGCGTACTACGAGCAGCAGTTGGCGGAACGCAAGAAGAAGATGGCTCAGCGTGCCAGAATGGTCCGCGCGCGACTAGTTGCTCTTGACGACAACGACTGACGCCCGCTACATTCGCAATCAGTGACCGCGACTCAGTTCGCAGTTGCCCGTTTAAACAGGCAAGACACAGACTCAGTTCTGCAAAACGCCATTGGTGTTTCATGTGCCGCCGAGGCACAAGGCAGAATTTAGGAGTCTGGACAATGGTCACAGTTGTATGCACAACCGAACGACAAGATCTGCACGAAGAGCGGTCCAAAATCGCCGTTAGCATTCGTGAACTGGCAGACCGCCAGGACGAGTGGACGTCGGAAGACGAAATGCAGTGGGACCGCGTCAACAAAGCCTACGATGACGTGAACGACAAGCTCACCGCTGCTGTTGCGGCTGAGACGCGAATCAAGGGCATCGAAGATCGCATCGAGCAGGTAAACCGCGAAGCGGACGATCGCGGGTTCAAGCCGCTGGCTCAAACCGTGCAGTCGCAGCGGGCCGATGACGCCCAAACGCGATTGCTCCGCGCTGCGGACAGCGGTCCCTGTGCTGGATGGGATCTGGAGCGCATGAAAAATACGGCTGTGGATGCCTGGTTCGCCGCACAGATCGACACATCCGCAGTCACGGCCACGCAGGCCGCTGCAGCACAGCTGGTCGGGATGAACCTCAACTCGCGGTATCTCGATTTCAAGCTGGGTGCGGACTACAAGGACATCCAGCGCGCGTTCAATTCCTTCAATGGTGGTCGCCAGCATGCGCAGCAACTGGATGCGATCAAGAACTCGCTGAACACGGGTGCCACCAGTGGTGGTGACGACCTGATCGGTGAGACGTACATCGCTCGCCTTGAGCAAGAGTTGCTCGCCTTCGGCGGCATGCTCCAGGTTGCGGACATTCTTCGCACACCGAACGGCAATCCGCTGCGGTGGCCGACCGCTTCGGACGTGTCGAATACCGGGCGTCAGATTGGTGAAGAGGTTCCTGTCGTCGAGACGGATCCGTCGTTCAGTATCTTCACCCTGGGGGCGTGGAAATTCAGCAGCGACGAGATTCTCGTCAGTTCTGAATTGCTCAACCAGTCGGAGGTTCCGCTGGGCACGATCCTGCCGTCGATGCTCTCCGAACGTCTCGCACGGCGTCTGAATCTTGGGATGACGACAGGCGCGGGGACAACGACCATCTCCGGCCTGATCACAGGTGCGAGTCAGGGTCACACCGCAACAGGTGGGTCTCTCGATTTCGATGACGTGATTGATCTAGAAGGCGCGGTCGATCCTGCGTACCGCACAGGACCATCGGTCGGGTACATGTGTTCCGATGCGATTCGTCTGATCCTGCGCAAACTGAAAGCGTCTGGCACAGGTGAATACCTGTGGTCGTCGGGAGTGCAATCCGGCGACGGAGAGACACTGAATTTGTACCCGTTGACCGTCAACCAAAACATGGCGACGGTGCAGACCACGGGTGCGAAACCATTGGTCTTCGGTCGGTTCAGCAACTACAAGGCCCGCATGGTCAACGTGGTTCGCATGTACCGCTTGACCGAGCGCCATCGCGAAAACGACCAGGACGCCTTCCTCGCATTCGTCGAGGCAGACGGCAAATTGCTGGATCCGTCCGGTGGTAGCAACTCGCCCGTGCAGTACCTGGAAATGACCTGATCCACGCAATCGTTCGCGGACCAGAACACATACATTCACGATAAGGAGCGACCACATGGTCGATACATTGCAAAGACTGAAGGTTCACACGATTGCGGCTGCGGCGGCGAACCAAACGATCGCGGATCTGGAGTCGCTGAACGGAAACGTCATCTACATCGACGCCGGTGGTGGTGCCGTGGATTTGACTCTTCCGCCGGAAGCAAATGCCGCCGGAATCTGCGTCCACATTTTTAACACGAGTGACGCGGCGGAAGACGTGACCGTGAAAGATGATGGTGGTAGCACTATCATCGTGCTGTCTCAAGACGAGGGTGGGTTTGTCGCGTGCGACGGCACCACCTGGCACGGCTACGTCGGCGCTGAAACGTAAAGGGGTTGGTGTGAGACTGCGCGGCGGGAATCCTCGCCGTTTCCTCGCCGCGCAGTCTGCAGTTTGTTCTTGGACATCGACCATGGCAAAAAAACGCCGACCCAAACGCAAACCGTCAACAGTGCGTGTTGAGTTCCTCAAGCATGTGTCTCGACACGTACAGAGGATCCCCGGCGACAGCACGAGCGGTGTGATCCAGTTTTGGCACCAGGAGGGATCGATCATCGATCTGGACCGAACGACCGCACGCGGAATGGTCAAAGCTGGGCGTGTCCGCCTTGTGAAGGACGACGAAGAATGTCAATCCTGACCGTTCCCGTGAAGACCGCCGGGCCATCAGCGTGGCCTGTGGGCATCGATGAAATAAAGGATCAGTTGCGCGTCACGACTCGCGATGAAGATGCCCTGATTTCCCGATACGTCGCCTCGTCGATCGAACTCGCGGAAGAGTATCTCTGGCGGCAGATCGGCGCGGCGAAATACCGCCTCTCGATGAAGCGGTTTCCGCAGGGACGGTACGGTAAATTGAGTGTATTCAATCGCGCGGACAACGATATCGAGCTACAGAGATGCCCCGTCCTGGCCGTTGACTCAATCACCTATCTCGATACCGATGGTGCCAGGCAGACACTGGCGACCTCGAAATATGATGTTGCCGTTGGCGAACAGTTCGAGCCGGCATTGCTATCGCCAGCCTATGGAGAGTCCTGGCCGGCAGTCCGCAAACAAGCCGACGCCGTTGTGGTCACGTTCACAGCCGGGTACGGCGTCCCCTGCACGGTCAACGCATCGACCGACACATTCACGACGGATGGTATCCACGATTTCAGCGACGACGATACGGTGCGTGTCTGGGCGCTCTCAGCGCTCGAAGAATCGACCGGGCTGACCGAGTACACGTCGTACTACGTGGTCTCATCCAGCGGGTCGGATTTCAAGCTATCCCTCACGTCTGGTGGTTCGGCAATCGATGTGTCGGGGACGTCGCCAAATCAGATGTTCGTGGGGTCACCGATCCCCGAGCGCCTGATCAACGCGATTCAAATGCTGAGCGGTCACTACTACAAGACCCGCTGTGCCGACCCCGATGCCCACGATCAACATGACCCTGGTGTCCTGTCGTTCCAATCTCTGCTCGATTCGTGCGGGTGGAACGGCCCGGTGGTGAGGTAATCCATGCCGGTGTGTGGCCTAAAAGATCCGTCGAGACGGGACGTCCTGATCCGGTTCCGCGAACCAGCGGTTGCGGTCAACGCGATCGGTGAAGTGGACGTTCATGTCACAACGCAGGACACGCTGAAAGCCTGGGGCACCGTGCGGTCGAAGAGCAGCAAAGAGGTCTACTTCGTTAATCAATCGCACGGTCAGGCCGACGTGGTTGTTGAGTGCGACTACTCGACGGAACTAGCCGAGGTCGAATCGTCGTGGTCCATGGTGGTTGCCGGCGACGTTTATGAATTAATCGGTAAGCCGGAAAACATCGATTATGCCAATCGCGAGTTCCGCTTCGTTGGTCGCGCGACGGAGGGCATGTGATGGCTGTTAAGAGCAATGCATTCGCCTACGGCAAAAAGGGGCCGGGCGAGTGGCAGAAGATGGCATGGATACCTATTCAGCAAGGTGGATTTGCCGACGCGGACTCCGCTCAGAAGGCGGGGTGGGACAAGCTAGGACACCTGCAGCGTAGAGCGGACAAGGTCAACGCCCAGGACGAAATCGCCCGTATTACATCGGTGTCGAATCTATTTGCCCGAGGCTACCTGAAACTAAAACTAGAAGAGGTCGGTCTCCGTGAACTGGCGATACAGATCGCACGCTTCACCAAGACGCAGCAGTCCGAGATTCAGCGCAAGGCAGTCCAGCGTGGTGCTCGAGCGTTGTCCACCGCGAAAAAAGCGAACGCTGATGTGCAGATGATCTACAACCGTCTCGTAGAGGACAGAACCGGAGCACTAAAGGAGTCTCTGGGATTCCAGCGCGCCCGGCCAATCATCCTGAGTCGTGGCGCAGCGTTTATGAAATTCCGGTCCCGCATGACCGCGCCTTCCAAGGTGGATATGTACGATTTGCGTCATAGCAAACAGGTTCACGCTTACGGTACTCGGAGATTTGGCAAGCACAAGAATAAGCCACCCGGCGGCAAGGTGCATGACAACATACCGGGATACAAACTCCGCAATTACTGGAAGCCGTCGAAAAAGGTACTGAAAGCTGCCGGGAAACTGGAGATCGTGCGAACCCTGCAGGGCACAAAGCAGAAACGTAAGGGAAAAATCGGCGGGGACGGTGAGACGATTAAACCGTTCAAATATGCGCACCTGGTCGAGCGGGGAACGAGACGTGGTGGCTGGCGAACATTTCCGAGCCGCGCGAAACCGTTTTTCCGTGCCATCTACCACGGAAAGCGACGAGAGATACAGCACGACATGATTGGCGGCGCGATTGAGGGCACAGCGATTGTAATCGGCAAGGCATTCCTGAAGGCAGAACGCGACGCAGCAAAGAGGAAACGCAAATGATCCTCGAAGCGATCTATACGAAATGGAAATCAATCTCGGCAATAACAGATATCATCGGCACGGATCCCTGCAACCTGTTCTTCACGCACGTACCGACAGAGTTGAAGAAGGCAAACGGTCGGCGGGTGGATGTGAAGCCCCCGTGGATTGTTATCACAATCTTGGGTGGCGGCAGCGAACTGCACATGTCAGGAGACACGGGTCTGGCAGCCGACGAGTTCGCAGTAGAGTTCACAAGCACATCAACGCTCAAGGCTATGACACTCGCAGACACAGTGCGGAAGAGCGTCAACACGTTTAATCACGGATTGTGGGGAACGACGTTTATCGAGACAGCGTTTCTCGACGACCCTAGGGATGTCACACCTCAGCCAGTTACGGGCGCGGACGTGGAATGGCCGACTGTACTGGCTGGACTGGAATTGAGCTTTCAGAGAACGGCTGCGAGTCCAACATGATCTCAGTAGAGTTTGAAGACGCTAGTGGCAACATCGGGCATTTCCAATGCTCACGGATTCTGTCACTGAATGGTCGGCCGTTCGTCGATGACGCGACAGTTCAGGATCAGGACGAGCGTCTCACGGCAATTGAAGTGAAGCATGAAGAACTCACGCGGGTGGTATTGGCGTTGTTCGATTTCACCCCAGAGTCATCCGACGCGGCAGATGAGGATGCCGCCTTTACAGTGAAGGAGTAGAAAATGGCAGCACGGCATCTTTTCGGTACGACGGTGACATTCGGAACGAGTGGGTTCGCGGCTCAAATCACAAACGTCACTCCACCAACGGGCACCCGTCCCGCGTTAGAGACAACGCACATGAATCTGGCGGCAGGCGCGGAGCATACAAACGCTTCGTGGAGAACGTACATCCCGTCCGATCTGGGCAACTGGGATCCGATGCGTGTCACCATGCACTATGATCCCGACCTCACCCCGCCGATCGACGAACCTGCCGAGACAATTACCATTCAGTACCCGCCGGCAACAGGCCAGAGCACGGGTGCGACGATGGTGTTCTCAGGCTTCATGACCAGTATTAGCGCCGAGGTGGTGATGGACAATGTCGCGACAGGCGACTACGAACTCACCGTCAGTGGCGATGTCAACCTCACTCAAGGATCATAAAACACATGACGGGCATCACGCAGAGGATTCGAGACAACGTCGGAGGTCTCGAGACGACGACGATTCCAGTTCCAGAGTGGGATCTGGAGTTGACGATCCAGCGGCTCGACGGTGTGCTCCTCGAAACATGGGAGGAGCACACCACGGCATGGGTGAAACGTCGGCCTAACAGCAAGATCGATAAATCGATGCGGGCGGTATTGATCGGCCTGTCGATTGTTGATGAGAATATGAAGCGGAGTTTCAACAGTCCCGAGGGGTTTCAGACACTGTCCAGTGGCGACAATGTGGTACTCAAGCATTTGTTTGAGTCGTGCCAGAAATTCAACCGCCTGGGCCGCTACGGTGAAGAGGACGAGGATCCCGAGGGTGACGAGGTAAAAAACGGAGACGACGCCACAGCGAGCGATTCCGACGAAAATTAGCACGCGCGCGTGGTGTCAGTTACAAGACGTTGCTGAAGACGACAACGGCAAAGGAACTACAGGAAGAGTGGTTGTGCTTCCTGGCCGAACCGTGGGGAGATGAATGGAGAACGTCCGCCGCAACGATGGCAACACTCGTGTCGATTCATTGCGGGGCGAGTGAAGCGAAACATTTCTCGGCTGACCAGATCCTGACAGAGATGATCCGGCAGTGGAAACAAGGTGTAAGGTCTCCGAGCGAGATTGAGTCGGAGAACATGCAGCAGGCGATGAACACATCAATCCGTCAACAGGGGCGTGCCCGTGGCTAATCGAGGCGCACAGTATTCTGCGGCAATCCAGTTGACGGTCACTGGTGCGCAGCAGATCAAGAAAGATATCGGCAAAGCTGCGTCTGACGCCGCTGACGCAGCAGAATCCGCTGTTGGACGAACTAACAGGAAAACTGGCGTTCAACAGCAGTCATCGCTGGGTCGTCGGCGCGGTGGCAATTTCATGTTTGAGATGGCCCGCGCGGCAGAGGATTTCGGCCAGCAGCTGACGATCTCTCTTGACCAGGCGATTCGCGCGAGTGCAAACAACGTCACCCAGGCGTTCGCCGTCACGGGAAACCAGATGCTAGGTATGGCAGCGTCAGTCACGACGGCACTCTATTTTATGGTGCCGGTCCTGGTGAAATTGGCACAAGCAACCGACAAATGGGGAGACCACATCTCCATTCAGAAGCAGAACATCAAGGATTTCAACGAACAGCTCGAAAAGGAGAAAGGACTGCGTGAGTTCAGGAAGGAGTTGGATCTCCTTGTTGATGGCAAACCGAAGGAATCGGGTCCACTATTCGAGGCGAATCAGCGGGTGGACGAGCTAAAAACAAACGTGGATGACCTGAAAAAGAAGCTGGAAGGCACGAGGCTGGCAATAGAAGCATCTCTGCCAGGACTGAAGACGGGAGATCACAAGGCGACCCTCATGCGCCAGTTGATCGGTCTGGATCCAGCAGATTTACAACGACTGAAAGAGGCAGAGATACGCATCTCGTCCCTAAAAAAGACCCATGCGAGCTTAATGTTTGGCGATCGGGAGTCTATCCGTCAGCGTCTTGAAGTAGCGAGAGAGATAGCGAAGCTTATTTCCGACGCGGAAGCGAGCTATGCAGAGAAATTGACCGGGATGGGTGTCACAGCTGGTACGGCGCAGATGCCTAGCGGGGTGGCACCATTCCAGTCGGTTCCACCATCGTGGTTGTTACTCTTCGACGAAGCAACGGCAAGATGGGGAGATATTGGTAAGGCGATTAAGGATGTCGAGTCTGATAACCCGATTCGCAAAATGGCGCGAGAACAGGCGATCTTGAATACAGAACTCAAGAAAGAATTGGGACTCTTAACCGAGAAGCAAGCGTTATTGGATGGCATACTTGACAGAGTTCACGACCGACAAATAGAGATCGACCTCACCGACAAACTCAAGGAGCGTGTAAAGGCGCTAAACGTAGAACTCCGATCAGAGCGAGGATTGCGATCGTTCAAAGAAGATCTGGAGTCGTCCCTCAAACCAAAACAAGATAAAGATCCGTGGGATGAAATGGGGAACGATCTGCGGAAAGAGTTGGGGGATATTGAGGAAGAATTACGACGCATCGAGGAACTCAAAAAGAGGTTGAAGGTAAAATCTCCTCACTCAGATGAGATGATAGGGTTTGACCCCGACGAGATAAAAAGCATTGACGCACAGGTCGGTAAACTGAATCGCCGGAAGATCGACGCCGAACTCAGGCTGGAGCATTTGGCGTCACGACAGAAAGACATTGCCGAGCGACGTCTAGAGTTGGACCGCGACCGCATGGAAACATTGCGGCAGATGGGGATGTTGACGGAGTCCAATACAGAAGCGGAGATGGCGGCCCTCCGTCGCGCGAAGGACCAGATGATATTTTTACAGACAGGAGCGGCAGGAGTAGGTCCAGCGGGGGCGGCAGGAGTAGGTCCAGCGGGGGCGGCAGGAGTAGGTCCAGCGGGGGCGGCAGGCGCACCTCTCAGAGCGTTTCCGCCAGCAGGTGACGCAATACCGGATGCAGGCGCACCTCTCAGAGCGTTTCCGCCAGCAGGTGACGCAATACCGGATGTAGGCGCGCCGGCCCCGAAGAAGCGGGTGGACGGCGTACCGCTCGCGTCCGCGAGCCTAACGGAACTGAAGAAAATAGCGAGTAATACATCCCGAGCGTTGAGGGTCAGAGCAAAGACCGTGTCAATAGTGGGTCAGTCATAATGGCTATGGAATCATTCAACCTCGCAATCGAAGGTAGAACCATCGATGGAAACGACGATGGAACGATCACTGTAACAGAGAGTCGGATTGCCATCCTTGATACTGCCGAGATAAACCCACAGGTGATTCTTGAGGATCCAATGGTCCCCAAGAGATTCTCGGCACACCCGTTGTGGAATTTTGTGCGACTCAACTCCATAAATGCGACCGGCCACGACCAGGGCCGTAAAATGTGGACATTTGAGTTGGAGTATGCATCGTCGGCTGCCGGTGCCATCGATCCAGGGAATGTCGAGTCTCCCGGCACGCCCGACTCCTTCTCGCCCGACAGATACGTCTCAGATGAACAACAGCACACGAGTTGGTCATTCGGGGTAGAGCGCGTACCTGCTCGAACGGGACGTAAATTCATAGAAGATGACACGGCGGATGGGTTTGGTACATATCACAACAACGAAGGATTTGGATATAGTGTTTCGAACAGCGTGGGCGACGGGTTCAACCCATCCCCACAGATTGATGTAAAGTACCCAGTGGCGCATATTGTAAGGAACGAGGAGACATTAACGGACAAGCTACTCACATACACAGAGTCGATTAACAACGACGTATTCTGGGTCGATGGGATCGAACATTCACCACTGACGGGATACATGCAGAATATCTCGGTGAGCGCACTCAAAAGCGACCGCAACCACGCATTCAGAACCGTCACATACGACATCGCATTTAAGCCACTGGAACAGTGGACGATTCTACGCGCAGACCAAATCGTTCCAGGCCAGGTGAATAAACACACATTTACGGTATCGGGGTGGGACCGAGCATTCGTAGACGAAGGGTTCCGTTGGCTGGATCAGAATCCACGCACAAACGAAATCGTGTATAGAACCATTATGGACAGCGACGGAAACTCACCCAAGAACTCGAGCTTTCTGGATGGTTACGGAAAGCCACTGGATTGGACAAAGGTGTTCCCAGAGTTGCTGAACCCAGGTGCTGCCCCAGATGTTCCCAGTTTGTCGCAGAGAATGTCGGGGCTGGTGTATCTTCGGTACATGTTCCTGGACCCCAAACCATTCGCCGTTTTCAATTTCCATTGAGGTGATCCATGGCAGGGACGATTTCCCAATCCGTAGGTGTCAACGTCAACAACGGAGACATCAGTAGCCAGTTCCAGAAGACGGTCTCTGTAACGCAGACGGGCCAGGGCCACGCATCCGGTTGTCAAACAATCGGAACGACGCAAGAGGTTCTGGTAGTGACAGACATTACGACGTCGGGTGTCGCCTACTTTATGAACATTGATGCCACCAATTACGTGCAACTCGGTGTGTACGTGAGTGCCACGTTTTATCCGCTCGTGCGGTTGCTGGCCGGTGAGTGCGCCACCTTCAGGCTCGACACCGGAGCAACCATCTACGCACAGGCCGACACGGCCAGTTGCCAGTTGGTGTTTCAAATCAACGAGGCGTAATCCGTGCCGAGCACTGACGCCTACAATTTTGACGGTGACGCCGCGCAGCGTATAGTCAGGGCCACCCTCGCAGTTGAGAATATGGCGGGGACAGATGATCCTGGTCCGTGGACCGTCTACGATAGCTCACCACCCAAGCAGGGGAAGCTAACGCAAGACCTGGACGCGCCCGAGGAATTCGGCGCACCCGCCACGGCGACAATGGACGTGTACGTTCCCGATCCAGAGGCTCCCTACAAACTGATCTCGGCCGACTACGAAATCCTGGTAACCAACCGTGACCCGATGCTCGCAGCTGCCGAGGACGACTGGCTGCGAGTCATCTTCGTAAACGGTGAATGGCAGCCGAGTGGCAGGAACCCCTGCGACTATGTCCAGTTCGTCATCGATTCGGCGTCGTGTGAGGACGGTACGGCCACCGTTACGATCGAGGCGAGAACATGTGCGTGTTCCCGCGTACCGGGCGAGTACGGAGCGGACAAGCTCGACGTCGTTGACGACACCTGCTTCTTTGAGATGGCTACCGACGAAAATTTGGTCGGGAGGAAGGGGTTTTCGAAGAGACTCCGATCGGACGCGGCAACATGCGTGAACGAAAAGCAGACGCTACGAATCAGCACAAACGAAATACAGGATCTGTCTATCGAGTCTGGTACGCCAACAGAAGGGACATTCAAGCTGACGTTCTACGACGGATCGACGACGGAAACAACGTGGAACCTGCCCCACGACTCTACGGCCGCCAATCTCGAGTTGTCGCTGGATGTCCTAGCGAACATCGATTCTGTTACCTGCACTGGCGGCCCGCTGCCAGGTACGGCGATCCGAATTGAGTGGACCGGCGACGACGTGGACAAAACCGACTACGGCCTAATGACCGTCAGCGACAGCACGCTCGACGCCGGAACGGCGACCATGACAGCCGTTCAGGACGGTGCGGCGAGTCCAACGGGCGGCACGTTCACGCTCACGTTCGACGATGGAGACGCGAGCGACACGACCGCAGACCTGGACTGGAATTGCACTGCAGCGGATGTGAAAACAGCACTCGACGCTCTCGACAATATCGATGAGGTCACGGTCACCGGCGGGGATTTCCCTGATCTCGAGATCGTCGTGGAATTCACTGGCGATGAGGTTAAGTGCCGTGATTTCGATTTGATGACGTCGACCTCATCGCTGACGCCGAGTGGGTCAGTCGTTGTGAGCGAGACACAGACCGGATCCCCGGCGGTCACCTGTCGTTGGGTTATCGTTTTCTTGTGCCCGATTTCGGAGCAGTGTACCTGAGATGCCGTGTGGTGACCTCAACCAGACCGTGTACGGTTGCCGAAATTGTCACCGTGGCTTTAACTGCGGCGACGATTCTGGTTGCTGCGCGTGCATTCCCCGCTGGATCTGCGTTACATTTGAGGTCACGGAAGCGGTGGAGTCGGCAGACCCGTGTTCGGCCTGCGACTGCTCCAAACGCGAGGCAAAATTTGCCCTGGACTGTAATTCCGGCGAGCCGAAATATTCAGGAACGATCGTCTGCGGATCGATGTCGCTCGACCTCGAATTCGGCATCCAACGCGACGACGACGACGACTGCTCGTTCTGCCTCAGTTCCACTGCACTCGATCTTTCGTGCGTCGAAGGCGAGATAACGGGTGGATCGAAGATGTCGGTCCCGTGGTCGGACCCAGCCGATGAGGACGGCCCAAGCTGCTGCTGTTTGGATTCGACCTGGTCGGTGGACCTAACGTCCGTGTCCGGCAGCGAGGACTGTGAAACGGGCCGAATCACCACAAAGCAGATATCGTACATTACTCCGAACTGGGGACGCTGCAGCGACTGCTATGATTCCTGCGCCTGTCTGTGTTGTGACATCTGCGTCTGTGTGGAGGTCCGCGACGAGTTAGATGCCGACCGCTGTGTTGAGTGTCGGAGTTGCGTGAAGGCCACCTACGACCCCGATATCGGTTCGTATGGCGGATGGACAGCGGATGTTGAGTGCCTCGCGGAAAGTGGCACGGAGACCGTCACGATTGAGCTGACGAGCGACTGTGAGGTCGCGATCACAATGTCGAGCTATACGGTGGACGATCAGACGTTTGCCTGTCCCGAGTTCGGCGTAAACGTGATCCTCGACGAAACGCTCGAAGAGACGAAAGAGTTGATTCTGTCGTGTTCCGGCTGCAGCGAGGACTGTGACGCGGTGGAAGCGCCAGGACCGTGTAATTGCTGTGCCCCGCTCGACGAAATCATGTGCCAAAATCCCGATCTGACCGCAACCATCTCCAGCGACTGCTCCGCACTCAATGCTGTTGCGACACTCACCTCCGCTGGGCCAGGAGACTGCGTCGAATTCAACACGACAGCAGAACCTGATTTTTGCGACGTCGACCTGGAACCTGGCTGCGACGATTGTGCATTGGCCGGATGGGAATTGGTGCTGGATTGTGACTCGGATGAGTGCGACGATTCGGAACCGTGCTTCAACTCGTATACCTACATAACCTGGTCAAATGCGTGTTGCCCAGAAATGAGCAGCGGAGTGCTGTTTCCGATATCCTGCACCTGCGAGCCGTTGCAATTGGTCTACGAACTACCAGAATTCACCAACCCGTGCTGCTCCTGTTCAGACGAAACGTGCGTGGTCAGGATCACGATCACTGAAGCGGCCGGAGGTGGCGGCGGTGGCGGCGGAGGTGGGGGAGGGGGAGGTCCACCACCACCATGACCGAATGCGAATGCAACGTACCAGAGTCTGGCCGGATCCAGTGCAGTCGGCATGGCTGCGCGAAGGACAAAACTCAGGTCCAGTTGTGCCAGGCCGGGGGTAAATACTGGCGTGCGTGGGAGGACTGCCGGCTCGCGGATCAGCAGTGCTACTCTGGAGATCGCGTACAGCCCCTAAAACGGCACGTAAGCGGCACCGCCCGCGTCCGCTACGAGAGAACCGGATCGCGACGGCAGGGCGGTCCTGGGACCGAATTACGGGGCCTCCTGAGCAAGATTGGCCTCCGTCCAGCGCCGGGCTGTGCGTGCGCGAAGCGGGCGAGGGAAATGAACCGTTTGGGATGCGACTGGTGCTCCTCGAACATTGAAACGATCGTCGATTGGTTAGAAGAAGAGGCTGACCGGGCCAGGCTACCGTTTTTGCGGTTTGCCGCGCGGAAGATCATCCAGTTGGCTATCCGGCGTGCTCTGCGCAAGGAAAAGGAGTTGGGTGCCTGATACCGGCGATTCTGCAGCACCTAGCTGATTCTCTAATTCTCACAATCGGTCTTGACTGGCGGCTGCGCTGACCGTAGGATGCCCGCCACAACCCGCAAACGCCCGGAGACATCATGGTTGACCCGCCGGAAATGCTGACGAATGAGGAAGCCGCAGCAATACTGCGAGTACATCCAGACACGCTTCGGAAATGGAGAAATACCGGAGTGGTGGATATACCCTTCGCCCGTATTGGGGCGTCTGTCCGGTACGCACGGAGTGATCTTATGGACTGGATTACCTCCCAAATCGACGAGCAGTGACGAGGGCGAACATGACATGGACTCTGGCACACGTCGCGGCGGTCGCCATCGGCAGCCTGATCGCGGCGTCTCTGCTGCTGGACGATGACAAAAAAGGGAGATGAAATGCTGGTACTGAGCCGCAAGAAGGACGAGCAGATACATATCGGTGACGACATCGTCGTGACCGTCGTGCGGAGCGGACGGAACGTGGTGAGTATTGGTGTCGACGCCCCACGCGAGGTTCAGATCTCCCGGCCAGAGGCTGTAGAAAGGAGGACAAATCGTGACGCAGCCTGAACCCCGAACAGCAGACGAGATGGTCCGCGCAGGTGTGGAGCGATTCCTCTGCCAGGGCCAGGCACTCAGCAATACAGAAATGCTGCGACTGAACCACAGTACGCTGCGGAACAAATCTCACTGCCGGCTCCACGGCGAATGTGAGGCAGGATGCCGTGCGACGGAGCAAAAAACGCACCACATCACCAACCAGAGGATCTGCCGCTGGACGAGCCAACCGTGTCCTCAGGAGAAGCTGGGGCCACTGCTGAACGTACTAACCACCCTTGGAATTGGAGGCGACAATGGACAACGGCGAAGCGGAACTGATTAGACCGGAAGACGTGCAGGTACTGACCACCATGGACCGGGTGGTATCCGGGTCGCGGCGAGCGATCGCAGAAGCTCGTGCCGCTGGCAATGAGATGACAATAGCCTTCGCTCAGGCGGCGGGGATCACGCAACTCCAGAAAGCCATGACGAAGGAATTTATGGCGGTCATCATGCCGCTCCAGGGGACATCCTTGGGCTTCGTCACCGATCGAGACGCTGCCGGGGGATACCCGGCAGAGACCGTCCGAGATTGCATGATCTCGGCGCTGATGTGCGGTGTCGGGGTGGCCGGCAACCAGTTCAACATTATTTCGGGGAAGATGTACATTACACTCGCAGGCGTAGAGCGTATCGTGTACGGCTGGCCTGGTATTGTGTTCAAGGAAGATCCGCCGGGCGTACCGAGAGTCGAGGAGGCTGGTTCCGGTGCGCTCGTCGAAATGTCCGCGACGTGGACGCTCGACGGGAAACACGACGAGATGCGCTGCGTCAAGGGGGCCAACGGCGACGTCGATACCCGCATCTGCGTCCGCGTCAACAAGGGGATGGGAACGGATGCCATCCTGGGCAAAGCCAGGCGAAAATTCCTCGCGCGGGTGTGGACCCGATTGCTTGGGACTGGCGGCAATGCGGCGCCGGTAGCCGAGATCGACGATCTCAATGGTCGGTCGCCAGATCCTGAATTCGACGAATTCCTGGCCGACGCACCGTCCGCTTTTGACGCCGCGCAGACCATCTAAACTCCTTGGTCCGGTGGCCGGGATCCCGAGCAGCGTGGTGCCCCTGCGTTGCCCCCCGGCTGCCGGCTTGGCGCGATCATGAGGCGAATACCCGGCTGTTCAGAATACTCGATGGACCGCGATGGTCGCGTTTGGAGCCATCGCGGAGTCGGTCGCTCGCGCGGAAAACGGAACTACCTAATGACTCCGTTCATGGCCGCTGCCCACGTCTGCGTCTCACTGATCGACGACGCCGGCCGGAAACGAAACCGCAAGATCAGCGAGTTATTGCAAAAAACATTTGGGGAGGGCTAAATGGCAGGCGACTGGCTCAAAATACAGCATGCCACTCCAGACAAACCGGAGATTGTAAGGATGGCTGCCCTCCTCGACATCGACCACAATGCGGTTGTCGGGGCATGTCTGAGACTCTGGATTTGGGCCGATCAACAGACCGTGGACGGTAACGGTCTGAGCGTTACGATAAAATTCATCGATCGCGTGACCCACTGCCCTGACCTGGGTCAAGCGATGGTCGAAGTGGGGTGGTTGACCGGGACGGATGGCAATTTGACCCTTCCGAATTACGACCGACACAACGGAAGGACCGCGAAAACAAGGGCGCAGACGGCAGCGAGGGTCAAAAGGGCACGGGATTCGCGTAACGCACTGACCGTTACAAATGTAACGCCGACTCTTCTCTCCTCTCAAGAGAGCGCCATTGACCCTGAAACAGGGTCAACGACAGCGCAGGTTGGCCCTGAAACAGGGTCAACGACAGCGCAGGTGGACAAGGAGGGTGAAGTGGCAATGGTCGAGAAATCGTATGTGTTCGACATCAATGGTCGCGCTGTGACCGAGAAGGAGATCCACACGGTCTATTGGCAATATCCCCGACATGTAAAAAAGCCAAAGAGCATCGAGTTGATCGCGAAGGCGCTCAAGGTCGTCGGCTACGACGAACTGCTCCAGGCTGTGACCGAGTACGCCGACATTCACGCGGACAGCGAGCACAAATTCCTTCCGCATCTGCCAACATGGTTGCGGAACGAACGATGGATGGACGACAGAAACGAATGGAGAAACGAGACCAAAGATGCAAAACCAGAATCAGGAACCGCAGCAACAGTCGCAGCACTCAGACGATTCGGTGAGCAGCAAGCTCTCATTGCGGACGTACCAGGTGCTCCTGGCAACCCTGGCATCAGCGACACGCTGCAAACCATTCAGCGATGAGGACGTGATCGTGTGGTACGGGTTCCTCAAGGGTTACGATGATGAGATTCTGGCCGAAGCAATCGACAGGTTTTGTCGCGGTGACGATCCGTTTCCGACCACTGGCAAGCTGATCACGATCTGCACTCAGATACTGAAATATCGACAGGAGGCCGGTAATCCTCTACGCCTTGGCCGGCGAACCGGAAGGGTAGATCCAATTCCGTACCCCGGCACCCAGGCCGCCGAAATGCTGGCCGAGGCCAGCAGTCTGCCGGATAACATCGAAGGATGCACGGATGCACGAAAAAGCTGAGCAGAGCGAGCAGTTGGTAGCGCGTCGCCTCGCAGAAATTGGTGCGACGGACATCCGGCACACCGGAGTCCACCGCCGCTACCCAGCGGAAAAGGTGCGTGAACTGCAGACACGCACCGACGTAGACGCGATCACGGCGCGGCATGAGCCCGACCTGTCGTTTCGGATGGCATTGTCAAACTCGACGTATGTCGCGTGGTGCGAGGTGAAGACAGGCCACTCGATCTCACGGGAGAGCTATGAATCATGTCTCCGTCGGCATCAAGACGGTGCAGTTTTTGATCCGTTTGGGCAATTGCTGACCGGTCTATGTGGTGACATGCGGTATGCGCCCACTCCCGTAATGATCGCCGTGCTAGACAGCCGAGATCCCGTCGTGATTCGGTGGCAGTGGATCGATCGCATACGATTCCGGGATTCGCATGCGATCGTATCTGAGTATCCAGTCCCGCATCCGGTGTGCCCCGAGGGCTGGATCACCCCCGAGGGTAAATCACACGGATCGTTCGGCTCCATGTCGCACACCGTCGCCAGCGGCATGCCGCACAAGCGGTTCGACCTCGGCTCCTTCAACTGGTGCATCGACGGATCCATCACACCACACCCGACGCATCATGCCCATCAATCGTAGAGACCAATAATGCCGCACTGGCTCACCGGACACAACGTCATCCGCTCAATGCACGCGGCCACAAACTCATCCCGTCAACGATACGGACTGCAACCGCTGGTGCTCGACCTGCAGATGTGCCTGGCCGCTCAACACTGGGCCGTCGAAATGGCGAGAACAGGCTACCGGCATTCGCCGTGGATGTCGCCGTATGTTTGGCTGGAGTGCATCCATTGCGGGCCGATGTCTGCGGCGGCGTGTGTTCGCGACTGGATGTGGTCGGCACAGCATCGGTCGATCCTGCTCAGTGGGCAGCGTGCGGGGTTTGGCTACTGGACAATCGACGGCGG